CAAGACGTTATGCAAACCACAACTCTGGTAAAAAGTATGACGACGATGGAAACATACTTCCACAAGAAGAAGACCATGCTACTAGTAAGTATGCAGAGTCAGCAAAGATATTTAAAAAGGTTAGAGATATTGTAGCAAACAATGCTACATATAAAGAAATGAGAAAACAATGGAGGTCACATGAGTGACATACATTTTAAAAGACACCGAGTGTTTAGAGAAACAGACGGTGTTATTTTTTATGACATATCAGTAGAAGAATCTAATGCTTCTGACTTAGTAGTGCATGAAGGTCCTGCTCAGTCACCTCCACCAGATTGTGTAGGAGGCAAACAATTCTACATACATTCTTTCCAAGATGATTACAACAGAGTGATCTCTGGCACTAGAATCTTTGAGTTAGTTAATTATGATTGGAGATTTCCATATCATATAGTGCATCTCAATGTGCATAGTGGTGCATTAATCATACCTCGTGGCACATTCCATAGGTCACAGTCGGGAGAGAAAGGTAGCATTGTAATCAATCAAGCAAAGAGATACGATGGGTTTGATGCTAGTGCAGAATTCTATCCTGTATCTTGTGCAGAGAATATGCAACTATATAATATATTAAAGACAGAAAAACCTGTCATCCATACATTAGGTGAATGAAAACTGTAGAATCATACGAGCAACTAATTCAACGCTTCACTAAGCGTACAATGCAACTTCAATCCAGACAAGATGAAATAAAAGGATGGTATGAAGAGTATGTTAAAAATGAAACTGATCTCAAAAGACTAGAGGGATCAATGCAAGCAATTCAATACGTTGCCTACGGTAAAATGCCAGGCGACGGTAACCACGACAAATTCAAGGATCACAAACCCCATGGTAGTTAAAGTAGACAAGAGTCAAGAGTTTGTAGATAGTGGACAGAAACTTATCTCAGAGTATCCTCCACTAAAAGAAAAACCTGTCACCATCTACTCGGATGGAGGACAGGAGTCTGAAAGAGCATGCCAACTAGTAGCCGCACTTGGTGGTAAGCATAAAGAATATAAATTAGACGATGACTTTACTAAGCAGCAATTCCAAATGGAATTCGGTGGTGATGCATCCTATCCACAGATAACATTGGAAGGTGTGCACCTTGGATCATTAAAGGAAGCACTGCACTTTCTACAAGAGCATGGTTACCTAAACCGAAATTGACTTCCCGTTCACCGAGACCCCGAAAAAAAATTCGGGGTATTTTTTTGTCTGTAGGGTCGCGATAAGTAAAAATACCTAGTAACCCCCTCCATAACCAGATCCGCTACTTCCACTACTACTGCTACCAGAGCTACTACTGCTGCTACTGCTAGATGAAGAAGAAGAGCTACTGCTGTCACTAGTGCTACTATCCGTGCTTGTGTCTGTGCTTGTGTCTGTGAATGCTCCACTTGAATCATAAGGTGATAATGTTGCTGCAACGTTTGTGCCATTCTCTGTAGACCCAGTTGCAGGTGTATACACTCTTGAGGTAAGTTGCTGTTGTGCCAAGAATGTGAGAGATGGTGTTTTTCCGATTTCGGTCGAATATTCCTTTTTGGTCGGTTTGAAGATTTCTTCGACTGTGCGATAAGTTTTCTTCGTTGACCTTCCTAACCCATCTATGTCTAATTCGTCATTTGGTAGATATGAGACTAAACTGAAGAATTCCTCTACAAAGTCATCTAGGTATTCTTGACGTAAAATGTAAATAAGACGTTTTCGCTCATTTTCCTTTAATTCGTGTTGGTAGTAAGAAACAGGATTTACGAGATCTGCCTTGGGGACTACTACACCGTCTGGAAACGAATATTCAAAGTTTTCGGGGACTTCTAGATCTGCAGGTAAGTGCACTCTACCGTTTCTTTTTACTTCTTGTGTTATCCAATGTCTAGTTTGACCAATATCACTAGGATTACTAAAATTGTATTTTCTCATTATATACTGAGTCAATTCATGCTCATTCATTGGCCAATCGTTGTATAGATTGGTTATTTCGTTGCATAGTAAAATAACCCAGTCATATTTGGTATCGTTATAAAACTTCTGAGCGAGTTGATCTGGTCTTTCAGCATTCTGAATATAATACTTCTCAAAACCCAAAATGATGTCTTCTAGCTCATCACGGATCTTAACTCTTCTGAATATATTCTTTGCATTAACATAAGGAGACCCGCTATCTTGACGATAACCAGTTTGTCTTATATTAATATTAGGCAGATATGAGAAATAATTTGACATTAGCTTGTTGTAGTTTCGCTTTCATCACCATTCCAATCATCCCAATTCCATTCACCATCTTCACTATACTGATATTCGGGATCGTAGAAGTTTTTAACCATAAGTGCTGTTTCACTGAAGGAAAGTGATAGATTGTAACTTACAGGACCATAATCATAGTCACTATAGTTATCCGTTTTACCAAAGAATGATTTAAGGGAGGCATAGTTGCCATCAGGTGCATAATCAATATTCATGTCTGTTAAGACAAGTTTAGTTGGGAATCTATATAAATCTTGCAATACACCGCCTTTTGAGCCAGGTGCAGTAATCTTTTCAGTTGTGCCATCGTCACTATATCTAATTACACTGATTTTGAAGTAATCAGGTATAGTTAACCACATCTTTTTACTTGAGCCAGGTAACATAGAGACACGAAGTGTCTTAATGATAGTAGATATCATTTCTACGTCTTTTGCACTCTTAGGCACTAATTTGAAGTTAAAATTATGTTTCCTGTAATTCATACCCTCAAAAGTAGTCTCTTCGTAGGGGTTAAAGACTCTTTTTTGAGTTAGAGCAGAAAGACTGTTAGCAGAAAGACTTGATTGTCCTCCTGTTGCACCAACCACTGCATTTATTGCTTGGGATCCCATTTTGAATCCTAATTGTGCTTTAGCACCTGTTGCAGCAGCTTTTACTTTGTCACTAAATCCTTCACCCATACCTCCAGGTTGAGCAATGCCTAATGCAGCATTACCTGTCTGACCCATTTTGTGATTTGTGTAGTTAGCACTAAATTGCTCAGATATCTTGGGTGGGAGGTATAAATAAATTGAGGATCCTACAGTTGCAGTTGACTCTCCTCCTACATTATTGTAGGGGTTACCACTCTGACTATCGAATATATCTAATTTAAGGTAATCAACCACCTGAGTTGGATATGCGTCAAAATGCGATACATCGCCCCTAGTCTCAGAGCGACTTGCACCGTATGGTTTTGATCTTGGAAATACTAGTAGTCTATTATTTGACATGAGTTACTCGGGTAGGTACAGACCATCACATCCGAAAAAATATAAAGGAGATCCTACAAATATTATTTATAGGAGTTTGTGGGAAAGAAAGTTTATGGTCTGGTGCGATAAGAATGAAAATGTGCTCCAATGGGGTAGTGAAGAGATAGTTATACCCTATATTTCACCTGTAGATCGTCGTGTGCACCGATATTTCCCTGATTTTTATGTAAAAGCGAGGACTAAAGACGAGCGTATTAAGAAATATATCGTCGAAGTCAAACCAGAAAAACAATGTAAAGTGCCCAAGAGACCTAAAAGGCAAACAAAGAATTACATCACTGAAGTGAAAACTTTCGGTATCAACCAAGCAAAATGGAAAGCAGCAGTTGAATACTGTAAAGACAGGAATATGGAATTTATGATATTAACTGAAAAACACCTAAAAGTATGAGTTTCAAGGATATTAGAGATCTAGCAAAAGGGGCGAGTAAATCAAAGGATTGGTATCGCTCACAGGTTAGGTATGAACTAGAGCCTATAGGGCGTCCTTTACAAGCAGGTGATATCATATTCTATGACTATGTAGCACAGTCACCCAATTTAGACTGGTATGACATGCATCCCCTGACCTATGTGAGAGAGATTGATAGTTTTCTACAGCAGTTTAACGGTGGTAATATCCATTATCTACGCCCATCTATACGACAGGCAGTAGGAAAATCATTTGCATCGGGAGGTACGACGTATCCTGCTAAGTGCCATCATAAATACTTTATGTCGGCAGCATCGAATATATACTTAGTGCCACCCGAATATTTTACAGATTATGTGCCACTACCCTTAGAGCAGTTTCTGTTTACAAGAGCAGGAGTGAAAGTGGAAGTCCCTAGTAGCTTTATCTGGAGCAAAGTATGAGTTATAGAGAGCCCAACTCGTTTAATAGATTTAGAGATCAGATCAACTCAGGTAATAAGACACCTGCGAGATCCAATCTCTTTCAAGTTGTAGTGAACCCTCCTCCAGTGATGTCATCTATTGGTGGTCTATTCCATCAAAAGACATCTACAGGCACGCAATTCTTAGATGAAGCACTTGGTCTAGTAGATAATCAAGCAGGTGTCATGAGTAGATATCGTGAGCACGCTGATATGATGAATTACTTTGCTGATACAGTGTCTATACCTGGCAGACGAATTACTGTTGGCACAGTAAGAGACGTAGGTGCAATGAGAAGATTTGCCACAGATACATCATTTAGTGAGATGCAAGTGTCATTCTTACTACCTAAAGACATGTATCATAGAGAATACTTTGAAAGATGGATGAATTTCACAGCATCTGACTCAGAGAATAGAGTTGGTATGTATGATCAATATACGACTACAATGCGGTTGATTAAGTGGGAATTAGCATCTAATTACATGGGAAAACAAGGAATTACACCTGAGAAAGAAGTTACAAGACGTTTTAATGGTGTATCATCATGTTGGACAATGTATGGGGCATTCCCATTTGACATGTCTGCAATCACGCTAAATAATGGACCTACTGATCTAATTAAGTTAGATGTTTCTTTCTATTACGAAAGATACCGTATGGACACCCCTAACAATGCTAAGATGTTTAAGGGGTCACTTAAAGATATCACTATCCCAATGGATAACAATGAAGTGCTATCTTCTCTTAGCATAGACTCCAGCCTCGAGAATTTTGTCGGGATTGGTCTCTAAATATAGTTACAATTTGAGTATATTATGCCTTTACCCAAACTTGCATTACCTGAGCATGACCTTACGATCCCTCTTACAGGTAAGAAATTATCTTACCGCCCATTCCTTGTTAAGGAAGAGAAACTCCTCTACCTCGCAATGGAATCGAAGAATGAGAAGGAGATGGTTAAAGCAGTCAAGACAATTATCAAAAACTGTACATCACTTTCAGAGAAGGACGTTGAAAAACTTGCGACTTTTGAAATTGAGTATGTTTTCCTCAAGATCCGCTCAAAGGCGGTCGGCGAGGTCAGTGAATTCAAGGTAACCTGCCCAGACGATGAAAAAACACAAGTAGATGTAAAAGTCCCACTTGATCAAGTCGAGCTTGAAGTACCTGAAGAGCATGATCCTAAGATTATGTTTACTGATGATGTAGGTGTCCTTATGAAGTATCCTTCACTTGACATCTTTGTTCAGCAAAACATGACTGAAGGAGATCAGACTATTGATGATGTTTTTCAATTAGCAGCGGGTTGTATTGCCCAAGCTTTTGATGGTGATGAAGTTTATGATAGTTTCACTAAGAAGGAAGCAGTTGATTTTCTCGAGAGTCTAAATTCAGATCAATTCGCTAAAATCCAGACATTCTTCGAGACTATTCCAAAACTTACATACACTATGACTGTGCGAAACCCTAAAACCAAAAAAGATAATGATATAACATTTGAGGGATTAGCAGCTTTTTTCGCATAGCCCTGTTGCACGATTCTCTAGAGAATCTTTATAAGACGAATTTTGCGTTAATGCAACATCATAAGTATTCTTTGACCGAGTTAGAGAATATGATCCCATGGGAAAGAGATGTTTACGTTAATTTGTTACTAGGTTATCTTCAAGAGGAAGAAAGACGACGTGCAGCAGAGAATAACAGAAATCGAGTAAATCTTTAATGAGTGCAATTAGGTCATTCGTAAAAGTTAAAGCGTTTAAGTCCACGACCTCTGTAGGTCGCAACATGAATGGGCTTAGAATGAGTGTGAACAGACTCGGACGGACGACCACTAGTATTGGTAAATCATTTGAGTCAACCTTTCAATTAATTGACTTTCAAAAGAGTTTTATAATTGAAACGAAAGAAAGAGATAAGGCATACGAAATAGCGAAAGATAAAGAAAAGAAGTTTCTCGCAGCTCGATACTTAGTGCAAGAAAGAAGAGCAAAGTTTAAACAGAAACGTGAAGACTCTGCAAAACTAGCAAAGAAACTTGCTGAGGAAAAGAAAAAGATACAAGAGAAAAGAGGTAAAGAAATATTAGCTCCTTTCCAGAAGATGCTTGCAAGGATTGCAGGTTTCTTTGGTAGTCTATTTGGGGCATTTGCCATATTTGGTGGTTACTCATGGATGGCGAAGAATGGAGAGGCAATCAAAACTGTATTCAGAGTAGTTGCATCACTAGTAAAGTTTACATATAAGATTGCTAGTTTTGGTATAGGTAAGGTCTTTAATGGCATGGTTAACATGTTTGGGACTGGCGTGCCTGGTGAAAATAAGATACAGAGAGTATTCAGATTCTTTACAGGTGGTTTGCAATTCCTAGTTGGTCTTGCAGCTCTTAAAAGTGCTCAATACATTCTTATGCCATGGAAGTTGTTTGGTGATGTACGTGCGTTAACAAGTATTTTCCAAGATGCTAAGACAGCTGAAGATGGTGCTAATCAAGCATCACAGAGAGTAAAAAGTGGATATTATGATAAACAGACTGGTCGTTTCTATACAAAACAAGAGTATAATACGATGCGTAAGTCTGCTAGGAAACAACCTGGCGGTATAAAATCATTTGAGAATAGAGTTAGACCAACCACAAAGATTGGTGGTATGAGAATGGGTGCTACCAGACGTATGGGTAACGCATTCAAAGGAATTAAAGGAAGGATACCTGGCGGTGGTGCTACGATGTTAGCAGGTGCTACATCTGCAATAGGTGGAATATCAAGAGCATTAGCAGGAGATCAAGAAGGAGAAGCAGCAGGCACAGCAGTAGGAGCAGGTGTAGGAAAGGCAGTTGGTGGTATAGCAGGAGCAGCAGCAGGTGGAGCATTGTTACCATTCTTAGGTCCTTTTGGTCCTATGATAGGTGCTGCTATTGGTGATTTCTTAGGTGGATTCATTGGTAGTAAGATAGGACCTATTGTCCAACCTATCTTTGAGCCTATGGCACGAGCATTTGGCATGATGAAGGAGAT